CTCGCCCCGGACGTCCCAGAGGTCCCAGAGGTCCCAGAGGTCCCGGACGTCCCGGATCCCGTTCCCCCACTCCCGGAGGTCCCTCCCACAACGATATACGTTGTGACTGGGTTCGTGAATGTAACGACAATATTTACATCGTTCATCCCCATTACGGAGCCGTTCCCGCCGTTCCGGCCGACCTCGTCACGTCATACTCGAGATCGAAAGTTCCCTTCAATACGGTAAATGTCTCGTTCGCCGCCGTCCGGACGGAGATGTCGAAATCATACTGTCTGGGTTCGAGATTTACCGTATCGGTGGGAAGAAGGACAATCTCCGCGACTCCGGACGTTCCGCTTGTGGTGTCGGAGAAAGTCGTGATGATCTTCTGGAGAGACGCCTGGCTATCCGGGAGAGAATAATCGGTCTTCAGAGTAAAAAAAACCACCCAATTTTTCAGACAGTAAAGTGTTCCGTTCGACTGCCGAAAGGTAAGGGTGTATCTCTGCGAATCCCCCCTCGTAAGGGAAAGCTTTTTTATTGCCATATTCCTCTCCTACTTCATGAATTCATCACCCCCTATACGACATGCAGTTCTCCGGTCATCAGCATGGAGCAACTGGTTCCCGTTACGACCTTGATTTTCGCGAAGGGGGCAAGGATGGGAGACGAAATCGGAAGGACATCTGTCTCCAGGACGTCTCCATGAGTCCCGAATGTACCGGCCGGACGGAAAGTTCCGTCTTCTGTCGGACTCACGAGATAACTAAAAACAGAGGATCCGGCCGTGCCGGCCGTGGACCCGATCCCGTACGTAAGGGACATCTTCCCCATGATCATCTTGTCCCGAAGGTCAATGATATCGGAAAGAAGTGTCCCCGCCGTCCCGGATGCACCCACCATGGTGTTCTTCCATAGGGGGATTGTCGTTATACATTGTAACTGCATTGTCGCACCTCCGCCTGGGTAGGAAACGTAAAATTAGTTCCCTGCAGTTCCGCAGGTGCCCCATTGCGTTCCGGCCAGCCCGAAAGCGAAGAACAACTGCTTGTTGGACGAGTCTACGGCCAGATCTCCGATGTTACCGGGGACCACGGCCAGAGTGTTCGGGTTGCTCGTCACAACATACATTTCGGGTTTGGTGATGAGTTTTTTGATCGCCATGGTGATTTCTCCTTTTCTATTTAGCTCCCGAACACCCTGGGCCTCATCCGCTGGTGCTGGCAAAGCGTTTTCCTGATCCGCTCCGCGTTCGCATCCGGCATGGGGCCGAACTGTGCTTGAAAGCGACTGCCATAAGTGGCAGAAAGGTTTAGGTTTAAGGTCTTCTCCCCCGGCTTCATAAACGCCAGGTGAGCGGCCCAGTCAAGAAGACCCTCGTGATACTTCTCTTCGATCTCCGGAAGGGTCGACAGCGTAAACGGCACCAGGGGGAGTCTTGAAATCTGGAGTCTTGCCGTATCGCTGGTCGACGGCGCCAGGATGAACGCGATCGTGTTCGTCGGTTCGTTCATGAAGGCCCAGGGAGTTCCCCCGGATCCAGCGGTTCCGACGGTCCCAGATGTCCCCCGCCAGCCCGAATATCTCTCGTCAAGTTCCGCACTCGACAAGGGGCCCGAAAGCGGGTATGTCATCGATGTCAGCTGGCATCGGTCAACCCGGACGATCTTCGGGGACAATCGGTATACTGACTGGTTCGCGACAACCGGGACAACACACAACGGCAAAGCTCCTGCCGTTCCCCCGGTCCCGGATGTTCCCTGGTCGTTCGCGGTCACGTTGTCGATGATCAGATCAGCGCGACGGCAAGCCTGGACTTCCGCGAAATTCAACACTCGAATCAGTTCCGTATTCGTCCAGAGATACGGAACCGCCAGGTCATCCAGATAGCTCTCACGGAGAGCCGTTACCATCTCCTGCCCGGTCATTCATCCTCCAGGATCTAAGGAGCCGTTGCCCCTTCCGTCAGGTCATCGGCCGGGGGAACAAGCAACCCATCGACATCTTCCTTGATCATCGTGTAGGTGACCCTTCGGATGTCTCGTTTGAAATCCCTCCCGCCGTCTGCGTCCTGGGTCGTGTCGGTCCGGATCCTGGTATCCAGCATGAGCCGGATCGGCCTGGGGATGTCTACCTCGAACCCCGGCTTGATCAGTATCTGGACTCCATTCAAACCCACGAAAAGACCTTCCCGGGGGATATCTTCGGACTCGTGAACAACAATCCGATCCCGGATCGCGCCAACAGATGACGTGAAAAACTCTTCCTTACCCTGGGTTACTACCTTCCTTGGCATGACGTTCCCCCATTTGTTTTATTGAGGGAGGGGGATTTCTCCCCCTCCGTGGTTACTGTTAGGACTCGAAGAGCGGCATGTGGTTCAGATCCACAAAAGCCGCCGTTCCGGCCGTTGCCGCGGCGCCGCCCGTGAGCACCCGGTACTGACGGATGAACCCGGCCGTGGAGTTTGCCGTATACTGCACATACCCCAGCGCGACATGGTTGTCCGGGAGATCCGGGAGAAGTGCCGCCGTGGAACTTGCGCCCTCGTTCCCCGCGGTGACGGTGCCCTGGGTTCCGAAACCACCGGAAATCAGGTACTTCACAACGGTACCGGCGCCCTGGGTGCCGGCCGGCATTTCGATGTTGTTCTGGGCCGCGATCGTCCCGTACCTGCCGTTGATGACAACGATCAGGTCATTGGGGATCCTCACCCCGCCCGTGCCGCCCGTGCCGAGCGAAGAGAAACCGCCCGTGCCGGACGTTCCGGCCGTACCGGAGATTACCCGGTTGGCAATGCTCTGGAGGCCCTTTCGAATGGCCTCTTCCATGATTGCCTCGTACACCTTTTTTTCCGACTGGCTAACCGCCTTGGACGGATCGTCAAATTTTCTGTACCCCATGGTTATGTCCTCCTTTAAGAAGTTGCGTTGTCCTAATCTTTGAGCGTCAAGTGGCTACCCGGTTAGGATGAGCAGGTAGCATGTCTCAGGACATGTTATCGCCAACTTACGATGAACATGCCACTTCATAGACCGCCATCCATGCGTCGTTGAGGATCACGGTCGTCTGCATGGTCTTCCAGCTGACCGATCCGCGCTGGCCAAGGGGGTCCGACTTGGACGGCGTGGGGTTGATGACGATCGGAGTGATCGCGTACTTGCCCTTGAGGGCGATCGTGCCATAGGCGTCTTTCCCGAAGTACATCACGGGGTAGACGTCGCAACCCGCACCGCTGGCCGTCAGCTTACCGGTCGTGGTTGCGGACCCAGCGTCGTCGTACGGGGTGAAAATGGTGGATTTGATGTACCGGCAATCCTCGCAGGCGCCGATTTCGGTATCCCACGAAGACTTGCTACCGTAGTCGGCAACGGACGTGAAGCCCGTAAGACTCCGGATGTCGGACGTCATGTCGACATGGGTCACGCCGACGAAAGCCGGCATGATCGATTCCGTGTTGAAAGACGGAGTCGACTTCACGATCGACGTGATCTGCTGGGCCTCCTGGCGCTCCAGGGCCCGGACGATCTTCCGCTGGTCGGCCCGGGAGATAACTGCCACAACCGAAGACCGGCCGGCAACGGAGTTCGCGTAGAAGACGTTGGTGCAGGCCTTCAGCACGTTGTACCGAAGCGTCTCAACGGTCTTTGCCGCCTGCTCGCCGGAAACCGCGATCGCTTCCTGCAGGACCGCATCCTCGTGGGTGTCCACGATGACATCGGTGATCTCAACCAGTCCGCCGTACTGTTTGAGGGTTGCCGTGATGTCCGTCGCGGTCAGCTTGTCGGAAGTCGGGGTAACGCCTTCCGTCAGCGGCGTGGTCCGGAGCCCCAGCGAGTTGTATCGCCGGAACTTCATGGACTGGGTCTTGTTGCCCGGGAGGGACTTGGCCTGCCCGAATTTCTCCAGGCAGAGGTAGGGCATTGCCCTTTTGAGAAGATCCACGGCCGCATAAGCCGCGGTTCTGGGGGTGATATCTCCGTATACTGTCATGGGAAATCTCCTTTCCTACTGTTTCGCCGCCGCCTCTTCAAAAGCGTCTTCATACCCAGCCGCAACGTGACCGCCTTGCCGTACGGCGGATCCCCTCGACGTCACCGCCGACAGGGCCTGCCTTTTCTGCTCACGTTTCGAATTGATGTCGACAACCTTCCCGGAGGGGGGGTCAACAGGCGCAATGTTGTTTTCGGCCTTAAAATCGCTGATCAGATCGATAACGTCTTCAGCGCGGCCCTCTTTACACGTCTTGATAAGCGCCTCACGCACGTATGCCGGCTTCTTCTCAATCCATGCATTGATCTGTCCATTGTCGCGATAAACGTGGAAATCGGAATGGGCATTGCGGATCGTGGAGAAGTGTTCCTCTTCGGTCCGCTTCTCGATATCCTTGAATACCGGAGCCATTCTCTCGATCCCCGTCTGGAAGGTTTCGCGGAGCTCTTTCATCTCCTTACGAAACTCTGCCAGATCGCGTTTCCGCTTCAATGCTTCCATTTTGGAGACGGTGTCAAAATCCGCATCGTACTGCTCGAGTTCCCTCTTTTCCTCTTCGGAGAGAAGGTCATCGATCGTTACGGATCCCGGCGCCTCCGGGTTCGGCGTCTGGGGAGTTGCAACAGGGGGAGTCTTCTTTGCCTTTTCAACCTGCTCGAGCAACTGAGCTTTTTCGGCTTCCCAGGAGGCTTTTTCGCTCTTGTGGATACCTTGGAGAGATCTCCATCTTTGCTCGTATGTCTCGTCAGATTCGCCGGGCCGTTGTGCTGGCTTGGCAGGCGGGTTCGGGGGTGCAGGCGCCTCACCCGCAGGCGGGGGAGGATTCGGCGGATCCGCGGGGGGAGGATCTCCGGGAGGCTGTTCAGCCGGTGGAGCTGACAGTCCTAAGCCAGAGGCCTCCGAAAAGGACTCGTCGTATACTTTTTCGTCTGCAGTTTGATCCGGTGGTGCTGGATCTCCTGTTCCGGATGCCCTCTCATCCCGAACTACGTCTCCCATTGTGCATTGCTCCTTTCAACGTTTTGATGAAAAAAAAAGGCTACCGCGGGAATTAACCCATGGTAGCCTTTGTCCTCGTATGGAAATTGAGTTTTAAGCCGGTGTTACCTTTTTAATGAAGCTTGTAAGCGCCGCTTAATCCCCTCCAGATCTTTTAGCACGTCAATTATCTCATCCCTCCGGAGAACCACGGTATCTTGCTTCCGCTCTCCATTCTTCTGTGTTTCTCGCTCGCTGGGTGACATAATCGGGCCATTTTCCTGTTTTGTCAAGCAAAAACTTTACGGGTTTTTCGGTTGCCGGCGAAGATGATCCTCGATCCTGGGGATTCCTTCATCTATCGCATCAATAATGACCTTGAAAGCATCTATTCTGCCTTGATTTCTTGGCAATTCCTCCGCCGTTGCCTCGTCGTTCATCTTTCGTAGGTCTTCGATGCATAATTCGGCAAATTTTCGAACCGAAATCATCACCGGCATCATTCTTTCCTCGTGCATCCGGATGACATGCTCAACCGCGGCGTCAATTTTCAGCATTTTCCCTCTCCTTTGCTACTTTTTGGCCTTCGGAGCGGCCGGTTTCTGTTTTGCTTTGATTTTTGTGGCTTCCGCGTTCGCTTTTGTCTGGGTTTCCTTCATTTTCATGTCGTGAGAGTGCCTTTCGGCCTTCAATTTGGCGTCATGCTCCTTTAATTTCATGTCATGAGCCGTCTGGGCGCCCTTCGCGTTGATTTCCGCATCCGTTTTTGCCGCCTTGGAGGCCAGGTCAATCTGATGGGACTCCCCCTTCTGTTGCATATCGAGCTCGTGTTCCTCGTTTTTCCGCCTGATTTCCTCTTCCTTGGCCTTCCGTTCGGCCTCGAGCTTCGCCGCCTCCCCCTGGATGATCGCCGGATGCTCTCCGGTAGGCTCTTCGATGGGCGTCTGGGCCTTGATATTGGCCTCCACGTTCTTGTCCTTGGCCTTGGTAAGCTGGGCCATGGTCTGGGACTTCTTGTACGCGATCTCCGCCTCCTGCATCCTGTAGGCAAGATCCAGGGCCCTCTCGTCCGTCTGCTGGGCCATGATCTTCTGGGCCTCGATTTCGGACCGGAGTTTGATATCGATGTCATGGGATCGCAGGAATTCCTGCAGGAATTCGCGCCTGGGGATGTAGACCCAGTCTTCCGGCGTCAGAGTCCCCTTCAGCTGGGCCAGGGACTGCATTCTGATCTCCTTCATGACCAGGCTGGACACTCCCCGGGCCCGGACATTGTAATCCCCCTTGATGTCCGGACGGGGATTGAATTCCATGTTCCAGGCGTAGCAGGACCGGAGGATCCGTTCGGTGAAAACATCGAAGTTTTTCACAACGTCTTTGATCGAAACGGTGATCATGGCGAGCCGGCCGGACGTTGCCTGGGCCGTCTCATTGGTTGCCATCTGGCCGATCATCCAGGTTGGGAGGGTCGTTTCCTCGTCCCCAAACTGCCGGAAGGTGTCAATGATGGAGATCAGTTCCGGAATATGGGAGTCAAAACCGATGGAACGGACAGCCGGATACTGCGCCTCCACTCCGCGGCCTTCCCGGAACCAGATCTTGCGGGGGTAGAAAGACGTATAGTCCGTCCCCTTCACCATAAGGGAGTAGTTTACTTCGACGTTCGGCCCAGAGACGCATGCCCCGTTATCCAGGACCATTCGGGCGGCGCTGGCGATCGCGATCTGGGAGTGACGCATCACCCGGGCCAGGCCTTCCCCAAAGATCGAAGTCTCATCCTTCTCGTAGTAAAAGAGCTTGAACTGATCGAGAGCCGCATCAAAGAGGACGGTTTTGATCACCTTATCGCCCAAGACAAAGGCGTTCACGGCATACTCGAGTTCGACGTCATCGACATTGATCCCGCAGGCCTCCAGATCGCTTCCGTCGACATATCCCCAGTATTCCAGGACATTGTATTTCTTTCCCCCGGGACGATTCGTTGAACGGTCAGTCCCGTCTTCCGTCGAACCTGTCGTCGCTGTGGATACTGGCGTCCCCGTCCCCCCGGTGTTGGAGGCCTCCATCTCGATGACCTGGAGATCCACTTCCCAGTTCTTGGGCGTGTAATCTCCATCCGGATGGTCCTTTATGTACTGAAGGATTACGTCATCATAGAATTCCGCACGTTTACATAACTGGCGGAGATCGTGTTTCGTCATAATGTGCAACTGGAAGGATCCAACCATCCTGTCCGATTCCGTTACCGACATGTCCGGATACCAGTACCAGATCGGGACAAACTCCAGGAAGGGAACGTCATCCTCGCTGACCTTCTCTTCATATTCACCGTTTCCCGTAGGATACCAGCGGCGCTTCGTCCGCTTCGAAATCATGGGTCCCTTCATGATTCCGGTACCGTATAGGAGGCCGGACCGGAGCACCTTCTTGGTCAGTTCCGGGTAATCCATCTCCGTCAGCTGGTCATCGACAACAGAGGACATCTTGTCGCATGTGCCTTTTACGAACAGATGGATCGCCTCGTGGAGTTCGTTTTCGGTGGGGACAATGACCTCGCCCGTCTCTGGGTTCTGCTTGGTTATGCCGGCCGCAATCAGGGGGACAAGCTTGGGCTCGATCCTGGGCTCCGGAGAGGGGAGGTATTCCCAGTTCTTCTCGGTTTCCGGGAACAGCATCTGGTGGAGACGGGAGAGAACGATGTTCACCTTTGACCTGGTGATCTTCGGATATACCCTGGACTGGTTGGGGTCAATGATGACATCGGCATCGTATAGCCCCTTGTACTGACGGAGAGATTCCAACCATTCGATTTCTTTTGCCCGACGATACGACTCGTTTACCTGGAACCGTCGCTTCAACTTGGATCCGTAAGCGATCATCTCCGGGGACAGTCTGTTTTTCGCGGCAAATGCTTCCTGTATTTGATCCATGGCATTCTCCTTTCAACTATTCCCTCGGGTTAATAACCGCCCACATTACTGCCGGCCCGTCTTTGCAAGTTCTTGCGTGAAAGCTGGATCAGGAGGTCTTCTCTCCGTGTTCCCATTTCTTTCAGTTTTCCTATGTACATACAGAGGTATTGGAGCGCTTCCGCGATATGGGAGTCGAAGTTCTTGACCGGGACAAGCTTCATCTCCCCGCCGCTGGACTTCGGGTCCTTCTCGTAGTGGTATCCCCCGTTCATGGCCCGGCGAATATACTTGCACGTCGGAGACAGGACGAACGCCGGCCCTCCCCGGATCATCCGGTTCAAGAAACCCTCAACGGCATCGACCCGGGCCGTGATCGCGTTCGTGTACGCCTCTTCGACCTCGGTAAGGCCGATCTCCGTCGAATGGAGGATGTCAAAGCAGGTTGATTCATCCGTCTGCGACCTGGAGGTTCCTGACGGGTCCCCGTACCCCTGGATCGCCATACCGAAATACTTCTGCCGGATGAGAGGCAACAGCTGGTTTATACAGAACTGCTTGATCGCGATCCCGTCGGACACGAGCTCGTCGATGATCCGGAGCTGTCCTTCCGGGGTGATCTGGCCGATCGCACAACAGGGCTGGAGGCCGAAGTCGAAACCGATCAGAAGCGGAAGGCCCGGGATTGGATCCAGCGGCTGGGATGCAACATGGATGTTGTCCGCGAATCCTGTATAGACAGGCTTCCCTTTCAACAGGTAACCGTACTGGCCATGGATATAGATCCGGATGTACATTTCCTCTTTGCCCTGGGCCAGGTTGACGTAGTAGTTCTTCGGAAGGTGCTTGGTGTTTTCTGCGTGGGAAGAAAGCCCGGAAGGTTGCTTGAACATCTGCCAGTTGTGGGGCCGTTTTACCTCAAACATGTTGTAGAGGTAGGACTGGTCATCCGGGGGGTTCGTGTCCATGATCATCCCGTACCAGGAGGCGCCCCCGTCCCTCCCGGATGGGTACCTCCCGATACGGGCATCCATGGCCTCGATGATCGTCTGGGGAATTTCCCGGACCTCGTTGAACCAGGCGCCGGTCACTTCCAGAGACAGGAGGTTGGCTACCTGGTCCGGCCGGTCCAGGGCCCGGAAAAGGATCTCACAATGGACGCCCGGGAACTGGGTGATCGAATAGGAGTGGTCTGTTACCCGGTACTCCCCGAAGACTTTCGGCGGGAACCAGTCCATGAAGGTCCGGATCGTCGTATCCTTCAGCTGGCCATAAGTGTTACGAATGACGGCCCAGCGGGTCCGACGGATCCCGTCCGGACCCGGCTTCTGCATATGAGCTCTCCGGATGAGCTCGATGACACAAGCGGAGCTCTTCCCGGATCCGAAGGGCCCCATGCAACACCGGACCCGTTTGTCCGATAAAGAAAACCGTTTCAACGTGGGTACGTCAGCGAAATCGTACAGGACTTGAAACGGCTTCTTGTTCTCCGCCATTGATACCTCTTAATGAATCGGAAGGTTAATCACCGGATCCGGGACCGTTGGTTCCGGGACAACCGGCGCGAAAAGCTTCTGATAATACGCATAGATATTTGACTTTGCATGGATGGGATACCGCGGCTCGTTCCCGATCTCCATGAAATGAGGCACCCCCGGGAGGACGTTCAGCTGGAACTCCTTCCCGTCCGGGAGGATCATGAACGTGCACGGGTTCAGAACCCGCTTCCCCCCAGG